CGTTAATCGAAGTGCGGCGGTGAGGGAACTGGACGCGGCAGTGAGCGCGGTGCAGTCGGACGCAGTGTATGGCCAGGTGGCGCGGGCGCGGGGGGGATCGGCGGCAGAGCGGCGTGAAGCCCGGCGGCAGCAGGCGCGGAACCGGTTCCAGGTGGATCTTCCGGTTGAGCTGGAGCGGGAGCTGCGGAAGATGGCGGAGGCTGAGAGCGTGCCGGTGAGCCAGATGATGTGTTACCTGATGCTGGCAGGGATGAAGGCGATTGAGGCGGGCCTGGTGCAGGCGCCGGGGCTGGCGAAGAAGGCAAGCCGGTCGATGCGGTTTGAGTATGTGTTGGATTTTGGCGAATTCGAGAATGAAGGGGTGCGCTAATGGGCGGCGTTATGGGGCGGCCTTATGGGGTGCGCTTTGGGGGTGCGTTATGGGGCGGCGTTATGGGTGCCCTATGTCTGCACAGAACGGGCAAGGTGCAAAAATGAGCGATGTGGTGGTAGTGGAGAACGCTTTGCTGAAAACTGGCCTGAGACGTGTGCATTTGATGCGGATGGGGACGAAGATTGACCCGACGCCGTGGATCGATTTGCTGGTGCCGGGGGAGGCGTGGGACTTCTTAAGCCTGGTGGAACGGATGGACGAGATCGGGATGTGGCACTTGAATATGGCCTGGAACGCGCGGGAGATGGTGCTGGTTTCGGTGCCGGTGGAGAAGTTGATCGGGGTGCGTGAGGTGGCGTTGTGGTGGCCGGGGAAGGGTGTGACGGTGCGGGAGGCGATTGACCTGGCGGCGTGCCTGGTGAAAATGAAGACTGGCCGGGTGCCGAAGACGGCCTGGATGCGGAAGCTGCCGAAGGGGGCGACGGAGTTGGTGGATACGGACGCGGGGCCGGTGCGCCTGTGTGAGGCGTACTGGGTGCCTATGAAATATGTAGCGGTTGGATAAGGAGGCATGATGGAACAAACGATCAAGGTGTGGAAGTGCACGAACGGGCATGCGCTGGGGCAGGTGGTGCGGAATGGGAGCGGGGTGCGGCAGTTGCTGCTGTATCGCCAGGCGGCGAGCGAGGAGGGCGAGGTGGATGTGCTGGCGGTGGTGGAGGGGTATGTGACGGATGTGCGCTGCAGCCTGTGCGGGGAGGTGCGGACGTGGGTGCCGGGACAGGAGGCGATGGAGAGACTGCTGGAGATGGCGAGGCGAAGATAAGAAAAGAATAACCACAGAGACACAGAGGCAAGGAGAAGAGTAAGAAAGATAAGAGAGAGAAGAAAAAACCTAACCCCTACCCTTCCCTAAAGGGAAGGGAGGAAGAGATAAGAAAAAGGAGATTTGAAATGAGAACGACGACTTATAAGCTGAAGATCATTTTGCTGACGCCCATGCTGGGCAGCCAATCGACGAAAGAGATCGCTACGGAGTTCATTGCTAAAAAGAACGGGTTCGATATGGGCCAGGATGAGCTGGAGATGTTGCCTGACGCTTTAGAGCGGGGCACGACGGTGTTCCACCGGGATGCGCATGGGAACCCGGTGATGCGGAATTACCAGATTTTGGGGTTCTTGAAGGCCAGCGCGCAGGTGCAGAATGGGCGCGTGACGGGCGGGGTGAAGGCCTTGCGGAGCAAGGTGGGGAACCAGGTGTTTATCAGCCCGATCGTGCTGCCGGTGAAGTTCCAGGGTGACCTGGATTACTGCGAGAGGCCATTGCGGGCGGAGACGGCCCAGGGGCCGCGGGTGGCACTGGCACGCTCGGAACAGATCCCGGAGGGGGCGGTGATTGAGTGCGGGCTGGAGGTGATGGATGGGGAGATCACGGAGGATGTGCTGAGGGACCTGCTGGATTATGGGTATTACCGGGGCCTGGGCCAGTGGCGGAACAGCGGGGCGTATGGGACGTTCAGGTATGAGCTGGTGAAGGAGACCTAACCCTACCCTTCCCTGAAGGGAAGGGAGGAAGAGAAGATGCGAAAGTTAAGTTATGCCCAGCCAAGTCTTGTAAGAGCCTTGCCCTGTTGAGTCGCGTAAGGGTGATGTGCTGATCTGATTAGTCAAGTAAAGGTGAAGTGCTGATCTGATTAGTCAAGTAAAGGTGAAGAGATGCATGGCTCTGAATTGTTCTGTAAAGGAATTGTGGGGCGGGGCTAAGTAACGAAAGAGCATAGTGCTGAACCGCAATGGCATAGTAATGCAAGGTCTCGTAAAGGCAAGGTTTAGTTAGGTTAGGCAGAGATGCGTTAAGTTAAGGCAATGCACAGTCTAGATTAGTAAAGATGGCAGAGGCAGCGAATTGTTTGGCGACGCAGTGCATGGGCAATGTAGGGTGTCGTGAGGTAATGGCGATGCGGCGTTCTGATCAGTTTTGTTGGGGTGCGGTACTGATTGGTACAGTCAAGGTGAAGTGAGGTGAAGAGCCGCAAAGTTTGGTTCAGTCTTGACCAGTAAAGCAAATGTAAGGTGAAGTCGAGTTGGGTGTGGGCAAAGTTAAGAATGTACTGTTCGGAGATGGCAAAGTTAAGCAAAGTTGGGTCTTGGTCTGGCAGGGTGATGCTGGGTAAAGAAAAGGCAAGGTCAAGTGGTGTACAGTGAGCCGAGGGTAAAGTAATGCCTAGTTCAGTAAAGAAACCTAACCCCTACCCTTCCCTAAAGGGAAGGGAGGAAGAAAAGAGGAAAAGAAATGAAAAATTGGAATGTTGTTGAAAACAAACAGTCGATAGTAATTACCAATTCACAGGGAACGATCATTGCGCGGGTGAAAGGGTTTGAAAGCCACCAAAAAGACCTGGCTATCGCGCATGAGATTGTGAACGCTAATGCGGAGATCAACAGGCTGAAAGTTATGTTGGAGTCGAAAGAGATCATCATTGTCCAGCAGGAAAAGCGGATAACTGAGCTTGCAGAAAAGTTACTCGAAGAGATAACTGGGCTGATCGATAATATTGAATCGAGAGCAAAAGAACGTGCTTCTATAGAAGAGATTGGAACGACAACGCTAGAAAATGAAGTCGGTCTTTTGGTTTGCCAAAAATGCAGAGGTGTAGTGCCTCCGCAAATGGCGAAATATGTATACTATTACTGCCCATCATGCGGGAGAAAGGTTGAGAGATGAGAGGTAAAACAAAAATCGTGAGGATTGTGGCGGCAACGCTGGGGATATTGGCGGGGGTGTTCTCGACGATGTGCGTGCTGATGGCCTGGCTGCGGGTGGGTGAATTTTACCTGGCGGGGGTGATGGCGCTGGTGTGCGCGATTTTGATGTATGCGGTGATGGATAAGGCATAAAATGAAAAAACAGGTTTACCGATTGAGAGTGCCGGATATTACCAGGTTGTGGTTTTATGAGGTAGCGGAATCGCCGGAGAAGGCATGCCGCCAGGTGAGCGATGAGTTTAAGGATAAGTACGTATTAGAAGCCGCTATTTGGGAGGTTGAGGTGTGCCCGATGGATGACCTGGCGCGTGTGCTGCACGATTACCGGAAGGTGTATCGACTGCTCAACTATGAGACCGATCGGAAGAAGGAGCTTTATGAAAATCTTGTGATATTAAAGGAGCGGTTTGTCAAGGCTGGAAATGAGGTGATGAGCATCGTGGCCAGGGCCCTGGCAGGATATTTGGATGATTACAAACTTATAAGGCCTGATGGATCCAGATTTACTCAGTGGGGGGCCGTGGAACGGGATATTAGGAGGTTGTTTGAGGTAGAGGAACCTAACCCTAACCCTTCCCTAAAGGGAAGGGAACCTGGCGGGGTAGTTGACAAGTGATTCGGGGGGTGCTATAATTTCAGTAGTTGAATATCGCATTGACCAAAATTAGGCAGGCCCGATGAAGTTCGGGCTGTAGCCGGAGATGAGCGCCCGGGTTCCCATGTGGAACCCGGGCGCATTTTGTTTAACCTGAGGAGGAGAAGATGGTTACATTTGTTGTTTCACCGGAAGTACTGGCGATGGTGGTGGGGATCTTGCTGAGCCTGTTGTTTTCGTATGTGCCGGGGCTGAATGTGAAGTTCGCGGCACTGGAACCGGAGGTGAAGCGTTTGATCATGCTGGGGCTGCTGTTTTTGGCTTCGGCGGCGATCTACGCGGGGACGTGCGTGGCATGGTTTGACAGCGGTATTACCTGCGACCAGTCGGGGTTGTTCCGGTTGGTGATGATTTTTATTTACGCGATGATCACGAACCAGAGCACTTACCAGGTATCACCACAGACGGCCAGCGTTAGGGCTGCGCGGAAGTAAGCGATGGCTTACGAGAAGGTGGACGGTCGGCTGTTGAGGCAGCTTGCGCTGGGGCTGGATGTGGAGGAGATGCCACAGCCGGGCAGCGGGTATGTGAGCCCGGATGAGGCGGCACGCAGAAGCGCGGCGGCACGCCAGGCGCTGGAGCTGAAGGGAGCTACGACGGAGGCTCCGGCATGGCTGGATAATTACCTGAGGCTGCTTGACCTGGGGTGGCCGTGGCGGGTGGCGTGTTATATTGCCTGGGCAGCGAGCCCGAAGCGGGAACGGTGGCCGAAGACGCAGGAGATGCTGGCGACCGAGGTGCTGGGGCTGACGGGGGCGCGGCAGATTGCGACGTGGCGGGAGCGCAACCCGACGATTGACCAGACGATTGCGATCATGCAGGCGGCACCGTTGATGGACCACCGGGCGGATATTTACGCGGCACTGGCGACGGCGGCGAGCGATGCGGATCACCGGAATAACCCGGACCGGAAGCTGGCGCTGGAGATTTTGGGGGATTATGTGCCGCGGCAGAAGGTGGATATGCGGCGTTCAGACGATGTGGAAGACCTGAGCCAGATGAGCGAGGAAGAACTGGCGCGGCTGGCGGGGAAGATTGCCCGGGGAGATGAGAAGGCATGATGGGGACGCTGCCGGTGACGCAGGATATGGCGATCGCGGAACGCGCCAGGCGCGAGCTGGCGCGGCGGCGTTTAACTGCGTTTGGCAATTATGTGCAGCCGTGGTGGAGAGCTGCGGCGCACCATGACCTGGTGGCGGAGATGCTGGAACAGGTGGAGACGTACATCCGGTCGGGGGGGAAGACGGGGATCGGGCGTTTGATTGTGGATATGCCGCCGCGGCACGGGAAGACGGAGCTGGCGGCGAAGATTTTTCCGGCGTGGTTGATGGGCAGGCAGCCGGATAAGCGGGTGATTTTGACGGCATACGGCGCGGAACTGGCCCAGGAGAGCAGCCGGGCGGTGCGCGCGATTGTGGACGGCGAGAAGTTTCAGGCTGTGTTTGGCAGTTTAAGCGCTACAGACGCGCCGGTGGGGCTTTCGGATGACAGCCGGAGCCAGAGCGCCTGGGACCTGGGGGAACCGCACCGAGGCGGCCTGGTGGCAGCGGGCGTGGGTGGCGGCATTACGGGTAAGGGGGCGCATTTATTGGTGATCGATGATCCGTTTAAGAACCGGGAGGACGCGGAGAGCGCCAGTTACCGGGACAAGGTGATGAGCTGGTATGGATCCACGGCGTACACACGGCTGGAGGATGGGGGGGCGGTGGTGATCATGCACACACGCTGGCACCGTGAGGATCTGACGGGGCAACTGCTGAGGGCGATGGCGACTGACCCGATGGCGGATCAGTTTGTGATCGTGTCTTTACCGGCGGTGGCGCTGGAGGCGGATGAGTACGCGAAGGACGATGGGCAGGTGCGGGCGGCGCTGTTGGATGGTTTATACCTGGATACGCGGGACGCGCTGGGGCGACCGGCAGGAAAGGCGCTGTGGCCTGCGAAGTATGACGAGGATGTGCTGAAAAAGATCAAGGCGAACCTGGATATTACATCGGGGCCGCAGGATTGGTTTGCGCTGTACCAACAGCAGCCCAGACCGAGCGAGGGGAGCTTTTTTGGGTGGAACGATTTCAGGATTGTGGAGCGGGCGCCGGAAGGTTTGCGCTGGGTGCGGTATTGCGACCTGGCGCTGGGTAAGACGGCGAAGAGCGACTGGAATGCGAGCGCGGCGGAGGCGTTGGTA